CATTAAAAGTTGAAGATTTTAATTGGTATGTAACAGATGAAGTTTCATATGCAGGAAGATTATTAATTCCTTATTTTTTTAAAGGTAAGATAATTTATTGGCAGGGCAGAGCTATGGATAATTCTATATCTCCTCGTTATAAAAATCCATCAGTTGAAAAAAATAATATTTTCTTTAACATGGATGAGCTTTATAGGTATACGAATGATCCTTTATTCGTAACAGAAGGACCAATAGATGCTGTGTCAATTGGTAAAAATGCAGTAGCCCTTTTAGGTAGTACTCTTACTGAATTCAAATGGAATGAGTTAAAAAAAGTAGCTAAGCACAGAAGAGTGATATTTGTTATAGATAAGAACGCGAATGGCAAAAAGTTGGGTAGCGAGATCTTAAAAAACGGAGAAGGGCTAGAGCTGTATGTAACAGTATTTCCTGATAATATTGAGGACGCAAATGATGCCTTACAAAAACTTGGCAGACTTTGGATGATCTCTCACTTGGCTACTACAGCGGCTAATGGTTTTCAAGGAAAGCTGATGCTGGAGCAGTATTGTTCTAGAATATAATATAGAAAGAAATTAAATGCAAATAGAAAAACAGATCATGCTCATTGAATATTTGTGTGCAAGTCAAGAGCTTTTCGTCAAAGTTGCTCCCATACTTAAAACTTCATATTTTGACGCAAACATCAAGAGCGTTGTAAATTTTGTTAAAGAGTATTTTGATGAATATAAGATCCCGCCTACTATAGAACAGATTAAAGCTGAAACTGGTAAAGCATTAACATTAAAATCTTCATTTACACGTCAAGAACTTACCTATGCAGAAAATCAATTAGAAACATTTTGCCGTGAAAAGGCGATTGAGCATGCGATCATGGCCTCGCCTAAGCTGCTTGATGAAGGTAAGTATGGTGAGATTGAAAAATTAATTAAAGATGCGATCACTGTAGGACTATCAAGAAATATTGGTTTAGATTATTTTTATGATCCTGAGGCCAGACTAAGATTATTAGCTTTGAATAACAATGCAATTTCTACAGGGTGGAATAAACTCGATGATTATCTCGGTGGCGGACTTAACCGTAAGGAGATGATATTATTTTGTGCTCCTCCTGGAATTGGAAAATCACTAACCATGGCTAACTTGGCTAAGAACTTAATGAAGCAACATCTTAATGGAGTTTTTATAACACTTGAACTGGCTGAAGAGGTTGTTGCTAAGCGGTTCGACTCAATGTTCTCTGGTATTCAACAAATGGATATTTTAAAGAATATCACCCAAACAACTGTAAAGATCAAGCAACAACAAGATAAACATGGAGCTATGCATATTAAGCGGATGCCAGAGTCATCTACAAACGCTAATCATATTAGGGCATATCTTAAAGAGTTTGAAATTGTAAATGGATATATCCCAGATTTTATTGTTGTTGATTATTTGGACTTGATGTGCTCAGTTCAGCAAATCTCAGCAGAAAATACATTTATACGTGATAAGTTTATTTCTGAAGAGCTTAGGTCTATCGCAAATGATTTTAATATTATCATGATCTCGGCATCGCAATTAGGTCGGTCAGCGACAATGCCTGGTGTAAGCATTGAAGATATTGGGCAAGCAAACATTGCTGGTGGTATATCCAAGATTAATACAACTGATAACCTTGTTGCAATAATTCAAGATGCTCAAATGAAAGCTCGTGGTGAAATGATGTTTAAGTTGCTAAAAACTCGTTCATCTAATGGCGTAGGTAATTTTTATATGCTCAAGTTTAACCAAACTACATTATGTCTTGAAAATGTAGTTGGAGATGATGGCACCGTAAGATTATCTAAAAGTGTCGGATCTTATATAAATAAGAAAAAGGACGATGGAGAAGCTGTAATCGTAGAAAACAATAATGAAAATCCCAAAACACCAAAACTTAACATTGGAGATTTACCATTTCATGTTTAATATACAAGATTTAAAAATGATGTTAAAATATTAAAAATAATCGTTTTATAAATAATCAACCAAAACTATAACCAAAGGAGCAATAACATGACTGAAGAAATGCAAAAACCAACTGTAACATTTAATGATAAAGCTTATGATCTTGAAAGTCTTCCTCAAGACATTAAAGATCTAATTAATATCCACCAAACATGGAACACTGAACTTGTGGATCAACGTCGTAGCGTATTTAAAACTGAAGCCGCAATGCGTTCTGTTTTGAATGAACTTGAAACACGCTTCAAACAAGTTGATGCTGAAGCCGCAGCTCCAGTTCCAATGGCACCAGCTGCTGAAGTTGCACCAGTTTAATAAGTTAAAAGCTATTAAAATTAAAAGCCTGACCTATTAATTTAGGCCAGGCTTTTTTTTATCGTCAGTAAGTTATTATCTACTAAGAAATATAAATAGAACATGAAACTCAACTTTAAAACTTATTGCTCAAATTCCATCCTTTTAGAAGGTGGAGATTATGGTATAATTCATCTGGAAGACATGGACATCGAATCCTTTATAAGGGTTCTTGAAACTCTCCATGAATTAGACGCTGTTCAGAAATTAGATGGTGCTAACCTACGAGTTGGTGTTGATGAGAATGGTGAAATGTATACTTCTCGTGAACAGAAAGGTGGTCAAAGATTTTATAAAGAATCGGACTTTCCTAAAAGTTCTTCTTACGATGCGTTTAGAACTGCTCATACTGTTCTTGAAAAAGCTGAAGGATATTTTTTACAAACTCTAACAACTGGTGATGCTATTAATTTAGAAATAATTTATGGTCCTCAACCTAATACCGTTTTTTATGGAAAAGATAATCTTAATTATATTACTCTACTTGAGATGCTGCCTGGGGATGATCCATCAATAGAACCTGATCAAGATAAGCTTAAAGAGCTAATAAAAGGTTTGAGTAATAAAATATTTACCGTTAAAACAGTATTTTCAGACACTACTGATGGTATTACTATAGTACGTACACCAACAGTAACAGATTGGAAATTTACTCTATCTGATAATGTTCCAAGCTCTGAGATACAAAAAGTTAATTTTGTAAAAGAACTTGGAGCGTTGAAAGCTTTCTTAAAGCGCGAAAATGAAGTTGCTAGAAATCTTGGCAGAGATCTTACAAATTTCGAGATTTTAAAAGATAAAACCAGAGATCTAACTGATGAGCGTAAAGAAGTTCAAGATAAGTTGATGAATGAATTTAAGCTTCCAATAAAAGAAAAAATAATGGGCTTGGTTTATAAGCAAAAACCATCATTACGCGGAATAGGTGATAGCGAAAATGGAGCGTATCAAGGTATAGAAGGTATTATATTTTCAAATCCTAAAACAAGAGAGCGCTTTAAGATAGTTGATAAAAATGTTTTCAGTGAGATTAATAAATTTAACTATAAAGTTAGAAAGGGTGTCGCTGGAAGAATATTAACATCAGATATTAATATGCCTATTGAATCAAGAGGTGGAATAGTTGGAGAAGCAAGGCTAAGAACTATTCAAATGTTTGGTCTTGAAAATGCTGAGATGCCAAATCAAACTAAGAAAGTTCTTGCTAAATTTAAGGGCGAAGATAAAGAAGAAACTATTTCTAAAATTGAGAAAAGTTTACATCAATTAAGTTTTAATGCTTTACGTCGTAAAATACAAGCGATATATATTTCTGCTTTGGATGATTGTGAAGAAGCTCTTAATTCTTTTAAAATTGGAGCAGATGATTATACTCTCCAACTTAAAGATGGCACTACTATTAAATATACGAAGGAAATCAAGCGTAGAACACTGATGACTTTTGCTGAAGCGCGTAGAACATTAATTAAGACATTAAATGATGTTAGACGAGCTAATGACATGTATGATTTGATTGATTTATTTTTCGAAGATCAATTAAGAGATATGTTTGAGGATTAAAGATGAATATACTTATGAATTTAGATGAGAGCATTAACTTACAAAAATTAAATGGAACTTGCCATGTTGATGTGCGTAATGCATTTTTTGCTAATTATGTAGCAGCTTTGCTGATGCTTAAACTTCAAGATATAAAAGGTTTATTATTAATAAATGATCACCATCACTCAGCATTAACTAAATTTTCACCAACAATGAGTGATTTAAATTTTTGGGGTCGTGCAATGTTTTATGCTAATGACGCTGAAATTAAAGTAAGAATGAAATCTGAAGAAGCTCGAATATTAGCAAAATATGCTTCTAAAGTAAATCATGCTAGAATTCAAAAGATGATGAAAATTCCACTTACTTCTCCAGAAGCTATAAATTGGGATGAGGTTATTGGTGCTACATTATTATTGCAACATACCTTTGATTTAAAAAGCAGTTATTTTTTAAGCATCATGAGAGCTCTTTATAAGTGGGATGTTATTAACATAGGAGCTAAGCAAAAGGCGATCAATGATACCTTGATGTTTTTAATGCAGAGTGATCAAACCTCTAAAATTATTCCTCATTTAAGAAAATTATCTAATTTAGTAATGGCCTCGCCGAAAAGTCTTAATAGTGTAGCACAAAAAATAGTAAGTTTTATTAGGCTCCGCGAAGATGATGGAGGCGGTACGGTTGCTAGTGGAGATGCTGGAACTTCAGCCGCAAATATTGGAACAACTAATGCAATTCTTAATCCAAGCGGATCATGTCAAGCTCGAGATAGCCAATCATCATGTGATAATCAAAATGGGTTAGGCGGACTTTATAAGTTGCAGAAAATGTCTCCTAATCAAGTTACTAAAAAAGGTAAATATACTATTCGTGCTGGCAAGCTGATAAAAAGAAGAGTAAAAGGTTTTATGCCAAAAAAATTTAAGGCTCCAGATTTCTTGAAGCCTACCAAAGATAATACTAAAGATTGAGGAGATAGATTATGTTATACAACTCATTAGTGAAAATTTCAGAAGATTTTGAACTATTTGAATCAGAAGGCGGAACTAACAGTAATATTCCAATCGCTGCAGATGAAGATGCAGGAGAAAGTGAAATAATTAATAAATTAAATCGTTCAGTAAAGCTGGATGAGATAGATACTATCGCCTTTGGACTTGAAACAGATGATGGTAAAATTGTTAAAGTTTATGTAAATGCAGAACAAGCAGAAGAGTTTGAAAAGGCTCTATCAGATAAGCTTGGTCAGCTTGATGATATTGAAGAAGTTCTTAATGAACTATCAAAAGAATATGAAATTGTGGATGTAGAATGGCCAGATGATACTGAAGGTCAGATAAAAGATGATGTAGAAGCACCAACACCAGATGGTTCTGACTCCCTAGACCAACGTGTCTATGGACCAAAGAATGAAAAAGGGCCTGTTGAAGATAATGCAGAGACTCAATTTGAAAATCTTTCTTATGGTGAAGATTTAACTATTTCTCTACTAGAAAGTTCAACTAGCCTTGAGAGCAGGTTTACTACAGGATCTCAATTAATAGTTTATCATGCTATACTCGAGCTTGGAATACCTGAAATCGCTCTAGCAAGAAATCCTTATCGCGGCGCAATTATCAAGGGAATTAAAGATGTTGCGGATGATGTACAAAAAAATGCTGGTATGAAAAATTCATTAAAGAGTTTTATTAAGCGTTCTTTTGATTATGATAAAAAAGCTGAAGAAAATGTTAAGCATGATGAAGAGCAAGATAAAAAAGTAGCACCTGAAACAAATATAACTAAACCAACCCTACCAGTAGGTAATCACGGAGTTAAAGAAGAAATGAAGATCAATATTAATGAAGATAAGGTAGATTGGACATTTACCGCTGATAAAAACATGTTAACTATATCTTGCGCTTCATTGTCTATGTCATTAGATGATGAAGAAACAGAAAAGTTAATCAAAGGTATTAATAACCATGATATAACTGTAGTCAGAGATGAAACAGAAGAACCTGTTAGTAAATTTGTATTTTCTCCTCGCGGCTCAAGCGTGATGGTTAAGCGTGTAGGGTCTGCTGATGGTTATCTAATGATTAGTAAAGATGTTGAAGAATTGCTGGCTAAAGCGGTTCCTGAGCGTAAAATCGATCATCCAGATGATGAAGAGGTTAAAGAAGGTTTAAACCACATGGGTGATAAAGAATATAAAACTTATGACTCATGGAAGGCTGCTTGCAAAAAATGTTGTGACACATGCTGGGTTGATGGTAATAAAGATATTGCTCAAGCTATGGTTGGTCCTAAACCTTTTAAGCATGGTGAAACTAAAGCAATTGGCGAGTGGGACGGCGAAAAAGGTTCTATTTTTAAAACTAAATGATCCAGCTAGCTCTCAATACTTTTAATTATAAAGAGTATGATACTGTAAGTGTTGAGGGCAAGCGTGTTTACAAGATTTCAGATGAAAAATATTACCCAAGTATTACAACAGTATTGGGTGGAACTCAAGAGGTTGATAAGAAAAGTTCGTTAGAAGCTTGGAAAGCCAGAGTAGGGAACAAAGAAGCCAAGAGAATCGGAGATGCAGCTGCCAGCCGTGGAACTAACACTCATTTAATGCTTGAGCGTTATTTAAGAAATGAAGATCCAAAGCTTGAAACATTTCCACCTGAGCATATTAAAATGTTTAATAGTTTAAGGTTACAATTAAAAAATATAAATATAGTATACGGACAAGAGGTTGTACTATATTCTGATATATTAGGTGTTGCTGGGCGCTGTGATTTAGTTGCTGAATACAATGGTGAGATGACTATAGTCGATTATAAAACATCTACAAGAGTTAAGTCGATTAATGAAATTGGTGATTATTGGTTACAGTTGTCATTTTATTTAACTGCTCATAATGAACTATACAATACAAACATTGAGAAGATGGTTATTTTAATGGCCGTGGAAAATAAGCTGCCAATGGTTTTTAAAAAGTCTATAGATGATAAGCTGTTATTAAAACTAGCTGAACGAACAACTGAATTTTATGAAAAATTATGAA